AAAAGTCTTATTAAAAACAGGGCCTCCATGATTAATAGTTATAGGTATACTTAAAGTACCTGAGTCATTACTCGATGAAACTGCTGTAATATCAACTTCAAAATCTAGTGCAGGACTCGAGCCTACAGTTCCTGTAGAAACTGTTAAACCATTGGAAGGGCTCTGAGTGACAGTTCCCACGGTATACGTGTTGTCTGCTGGATCTGAAGAATTATCATAATAATATCTGATATCCCCATTAAATACGTTTACCGTAAAGTCAGCCCCGGCTACAGAGGAGACATTGCCTGCAGGATCTGCTTGAAATACATGAGACTCGTGACCTAATAATGCTGAATAACCACCCTTAGGCTGAGCACTGGAAAGATACGGATCAAAGGAATATTCTCCCGATGAAAAAGTAACTTCCCCTAATATAGCATCTGCTCCTTTATCAGGATTAAATGCAGGGGTGTAAATATTTACGCCAGACACAGTACGAGTAAAAGGAGACCCAGCTTGAAGTTCAGTATCGCTTATAACTCGTCGCACAAGCTTATATTCTGCAGCAGCAGTTTCAGTGCCGGGAGCTCCCGCAGAAGTAACTTTTATTAACTGACCTTCACTAATATCAGTAAAAGTAGTAGAAGAGCCTATCAATCTATCCGAACCTGAGACCGTACTAACAGTACCCGATACAGTTAATAAACCATTATTAGAAGCAGCTCTTTCTTTAAAGTAAGATGCCTCCGTCTCGTTTCCGTCTATATCTTCTACAGTTTCATCAGTATGTACAACAAAACTGCGGAGAGGATTAGTAGAGCTGCTAGAATCAAAATAAAGATACATAGTATCAGAGGATGACATGCCAGAAAAACTTTCTGTTCTCTGGGCAGAAGTAGCATTGCTGAAAACTATAGGCGCGGCAGCAGGGGGAGTAAATCTAAAATTACGAGAGTTTATAGTAAATACTCCCGTTGTAGAATTAAAATTAAAAGGGGCACTAAGATCTCCGCCCTGAGCCACAGATTGTATATTTCCGGTAGAAATAAGAGGACTGCTAATTGCAACATTAGCTATTTCCCAAGCAGATTTTGCTCCTAAAGTATTTACAGTTCTAACTTTTACAGTGTAAGATCCAGCCGCCACATTAGATATAGCAAAAGAGGTTGAGCCTTTAGGAGCCTCTACTGTTGTCATATTTGCAGGGCCTGAACCATTCGGCAAAAGGTCATGCGAAATTTCAAAACGCTCTATAAATCTATAATTTCTTGTGCGAAGAGATCCTGAAGAATCGGTATATGTTTCTGTAGGAGGAGTCCAGCCTATAATACCCTGATAAGCTGAGGTTTGACCCGAGGCAGACGGGTCGCCTATAGGTGACATTTCTAAGGAAACTCCGCTTGGGGGAGGAACAGGCCCGTTCGCCTCTGTAGCCGGTATGTAATCAGTAGTGTATGTTGGAATAGATACATCTATTTCATCAAACTTTAGCTCATCATATTGAGTAGCAGATATAGAGTATTTACCTGCTCCATCCTCTGCTAATCCGGCTACCCTGAAAGTTTTCAAGTTGCTGCTATCAGAGGTGTCTCTAGTTATAGCCCATATATAGTCTTGCAGAGGAGCTTGCGAAAAAGCACCACTTACAGTAATACTGGTAGCTGTTGTGCCTGCATTAGTAATATCTTTAACCTCTACACGACTATTCTTACTGAACTGCACATCTATATGATTACCCGCATTATCAAAGTAGTTTACTGCACTTTCTGCAGTAGGAGGGTTATTTACTAAATCTATAAGATTGTCATCTTCATCCCTAACCTCGGGAAGAAAAGCCCCTCTAGTGTAAGTAGGAGGCGTGCCCCCCGTTCCTATAGTAGCAGAATCTTGCGCTAAGTATACTGAGGCGCCCGGAAAAATAATATGCAGCTTACAGTCAGTTCCTGCTGTATTCCCTGGACCAAAGTCTACTTCCCTATCCAAAGCTATAGTGGAGGTCGTACTACCGGAGGACACTCTTCCAGATGCTTCAATATTTTGATCGTCTTTATCCTGAACATTGATTATATCACCGGGTCTTAAGAAAGAAGCATTTATACCTGTAGTAAATGAAACAATTTCGGTTTCTTTAGTGTCGGTGTAAAGGTGCCACTCGGCTAGTCTAGAAGCCTGGGACTCCGACGTGCAGCCAAAGGCTACAATATCCTGAGGAACTACTTTACCTTGTAATACTATGTTTGCCGTGTCTTCTACAGTAAGAATTGTTTTCTTGTAAAACTCATCAGGATTATTCCATGTAACATTAATTTGGTTAACTCTCGCTCGCTGCCCCGTATAAGTATACTCAAAAATACCCTGCTCTACATTAGCCTTAGTAAAGGTATAAACTGCTTCTTTTGGAGAATCCTGTACTCCTACAATCTTACCATCAATCCAAGCTAACATCCCTCGAAAAGAGCTTGCGAGATCTTTCAGTACTTTGTAACTTTCTTCGATAGTAGATAAGTACACATTGCAGGAGAATCTTGGTTCTTGACCTCCCTTACCGTCAGAAACTAGTTCATCACAATATCTTGCAATTTGATAGAGAGAAAACTTATCTATGTCATCCTCACTGATAAACTGTCCTAACCCATAATCCTTGTCAGTAAGTATATCATAAAAAACCCATGCAGGATTATTGCAATATACTTTGCCAAAATTAACATTTGTAGGAGAAAGACTTTCGTCCCCTCTAAAAGATCCTGTCCATGGAACATAGCTATTAGAATCCGCCCCGGCGCTGGTTCTAGTATATTTTGCCGAGGCTGTGCCTGTCTCTTCGCGAGTTATATAGTTACTAGGGACTTTAATTTTTTTGCCATAAATATGGTAAGACCTGCTGGGAGGGCTTGTAAAATCTTCTGCGGAGTAGCCTACAACTGCATAAGCTGAAGTTGCATAATTAAATTTATTTTCTATAATTGCTTCATAGGAGTCTATGGTTGCATTTAGTACAGCATCATTATCATCACAGTAGTCTTTAACGCCTTCAGGACTCAATCTCCTAACTTCTAGGCTCCACGAACTAAAGGGTTGGTATTTCTTAATGTCGACATCATATGTTGCTATAAACGCAGGGTTATTTCCTTTTTTCTGAATTAATCCAGTATTTCCGCCATTTGCTACACGCCCTCCCCCTGGATACTTATATAGAGATAACCCTACGCCTCTAGTATTACTGTTAGCTACAGTAGAGGACCAATTAGGGACACTTTGCAAAAAATCACTTCCCCCATAGTCTCTCCCGTGAACTAATACAGAGGTAGCTGAAGAAGCACCTTCTGTGGTATACTTAAATACTACTTGAAACTCTGCATAAGCAGTTACATCTTTTCCCTTTGAATCTATATGTCGTAGTCCGCCAGGAAATTTAATATTTACTTTTAGTCTATCTATTTCGCTTGCAGTGTACTGCCCCAAGGAAATATTTGAGGATACTAATGCTCCAGCGGCAGGGCTTTGTGTGCCCTGTCCAGACGGGGCATTTACTGCATTAACAAGTTTTAGAGGCTGGTTAACTTGATATACAAAACCCGCATTTTGAGAACTGCCTACTGAACTCTCGTACTCCTCACCAAATCGAGTACCTCGAAAAAACGAAGTTTTAACATTATCATACGCTAAATTTTTGCCGGAGTTTTGTATATTGTATATATTGTCGACAGAAGCCGAAGATACTCGTACTATTCCGCCACTAATGCTTGTGGGAACACTGGATACAAGGGTTGCGGCTCCATTGTTAGTAATAGACGATATTTTTATAACTTCATCAATAGTTATGGTAGTACCGTTTGCAACACTAGTCAGAGGAGGGGGCCATATTAGAGCATTAGTAGATGAGTTTATAGTTCTTACAATACCTCGGTATTCAGTTCCATCAGGGCCTGCTCCAGGAATACGAACAAAGTATCCTGCGGACGATAAAACACTAGCACTTCCACCTCTAGGATCCAAAGTGTGTTTTGATTGAAACAATGCGGAGCTCACATTAACTCTTGAAAGACCTCTAGGGAGCGCTCCTGCAAGGGTGGAACTTCCGCCACCCCCTTTTATTTCTAAATACCTATCTCCGTCATTTAAATCTATATTTGCAAATAAGCTTCCCGCGCCCGTAACGGAAGTACCAGAAATATTTGCAGTAGAAGCCCTGCCTGTGATATTGCTGTTTGCATCATCAAGAAGAGCAGTGCCATTTAGATATACACTAGCTTGCCCATTAACTAGGCCTCCTATTTCACCACACGCAATTAAGTCTACAATACTAGCGTGTTGATTTTCATATATTGCTGGCATAATTAAAGACCCACCTGTATAAATGTCCATTGAGACCCTGTGTCAATATTTCTCGAATACTCCGAAGCTCCTGTGTAGGATACACTTATAGGCATGCCTCCTACTATAAGCTCTCCATACGCTACCGGAACGGGGAGGCCTTGGGTTATCGTATTTTGTGGACCATTAAATAAATAAGAAGGATCTGTGCCTTCGTCTGTTTGAGGTCCCGGAGCTAGTAGTTGGGTTATCCCAGCGATTGCTAAGTTAAGTGCAAGCATGGTTGCCGACACCGTAGCATAGGCGGCAAATCCTGCTGTACCCGAAGCAATTGCTTGCATAGATGCAGCCAGAGTTGGCCCTGTTCCCGGTAGAAGAATAACCGTTATTATCGCTAGTGCTGCTAAAATCTTAGATCCTGCACTTTTAGATCCTGCAGGAACTTCAGTAATAATTATATCCTCATTATTTAAAGATAAAAATAACTCATCTGGCTTCTCTAAAAACTCCTCGCCTCTTTGTATTTCAAACCCAACTCCTGCTTCTGCTGCATCCACTAAGTATTTTCTAAACCCAGGAGTCTGACACTCTATTAGTTTAAAAATATCTCTAATATTAGAGCACTCGGCCTCCCAATGTGGACCAAATTTTTCTATTCCTCCAACTAAATAAACTGATTGCATCTTACTATCCTATGTAAATGTATACCCCATCCTGAGTGTAAAGACTCTCTGCAAGAAAGCCTATTAACAGCATGGTGTAAAAACATATCTTCTCCTATATATACTCCACAATGGTTGGGTACATTTGAAAATACTTTAAAAATTAGCGCGTCTCCTATCTTAGGAGAATCCACTTCTGTAAATCCGTACGACTCAAATAAGTCATCAAAATAATTAAAACCTTTTTCCCACCAGTCGTCTTCAAATACAGTTTTTGGCAACTCAATATTATACGTTTCGCTATAATAGTCCCTAACTAGAGAGTAGCAATCATACTTTCCAAATAAATAGTCTCTTCCTAACAAGGGATGTCTTATCTTGGGCGGTGTGTATACAAATTTATCTACATCAGGTAAAGAGTATATAATATAAGGTATCTCCAAAAAGTCACTGGCTTTTATATCAGATTCGCTAGGCTCACAAGAAGCGTCGGGATGACTATGTACTATAGCTTGCACATCTCCTAGTAAAGCTGCTTTTGCGTAATCCTTTGGAGAAATTACAAAATCTTCTTTAGGATTTTCCGCAATATTCTCACAGTGCCTCCAGACTAGCTTACCTCTTTTATTCAGTAATAATCCACAACCCTCATTTGGGTAGTCATTAAATAAATCTTGTACTATTTCTTTATCTACGTTGTCTGGCACCTGGAAATCCTCCAAAAGGTAATGCTATGTTTGCTTCAGTAGTGTCTATTCCCCCAGTTACACTACTATGCTCTCGTGCGTTGAATCTAAGAGAGCAGGACTTTATTTTCTTTCCACATATATCACCTTCTGTCCAATATATACCTTCTTTAATAGTATCATGGCTGCCCCCAGTTTGTGTGAACTTATTGACTTGCCAAAGTTTTCCTGAAGATAAAATATAGTTACTATATCTACTATCCTTGTACGAATAATAAGTAGTTGATGATGAATAGTTAGAGTATACTCGTACTCGTCTCCAACTAGCACTTGCATCATTAGGAGAAGTAGAAGTGGCTGAAAGTGCTTGCCAATACGCCGTAACAGTTTGATTACTAGAAGATGTTTTTGTTACTTGTACTTGAGTTTCATTAGTAATGTAGTAAGCTCCCTCAGTCGAGGTACCAGAGAATACAGACATACCGCTAAATATAGAGGCAGGTACAATATACTCATCAAATTTATTCATAAAAATTTTGTCTACATCTGTAGCAATTAATTTTTGATCCCAGGTACAGCCTCCTATCTTGTCTTGCGTTTGAACAGCGGAAGAAGCGCCTCTATATTTAAAAGGGCAAGCGCCTCCAATAATTACCCTTCTAGGAAGCGTAATGCCAGCTAGGTCAAAGGGGGCTGCTAGTTCAAAAGTGACAACAATAGCTGTTTTCGACTTTATTCTATCTATTACGTAAGTTGCTTTCGGAAATTCTACTGGGGCATTTCCTGACCCAGAGTCACCAGTACCCCCAACTAAATATTTCTCTAAAGTTGTTCTTCTAGTTAGTCTCTTTCCTATTAACTCTTCAAAACCTAACCCACCTATCTCGTTAGAGAATACCGAGCCTAAATTTGCTACAGATATCTCAGGTCTAGCATATGACCCATCTGAAGACACCTCAATACCCTCCATCTCTATAGGAATGGCTACGTATGTGAGTATATTTCCCTCCGAATTTCTAAACTCTATATCATCACTATTTTCATCCACTCCTGCATGGAAGTGTGCAAAAGACCCCGGAGCATACTCTAGGTCATATAAATGTATATATCCCGAGTTTATCTCTTGTTTCTGAACATCTTTAATTAGGTCACTCATGCTTCGTAAACCCTTCTAAGCGTAGCTGTGCAGGAATAAAAATCATTATTATTGTAAGAGACACTAAATGTATCAACTACAGCCTTAATCGTAGTCTCTGATCCCGATGAATTAGTGTCAGGAACTGTAAAGCTAAAAGCGGTGACCCCCTCTTTTGCACTAAAAAAGGATGCGATATCGTCTATCTCTGCTTTTGGTCTATTATTAAAGGAAACAGAGTATTCCTCTCTTAAATTATTAATACCCGCTACGGCTCTTTGCTCATATCCGTCTCCAAAAGAAATTCTATGCACATTAGGAGTAACAGTCCTAGCCATTGTTCTATCAGGAATTCT